TTTACGCTCATCGTTCTCAAGGGTTGATAGAACTAACATGTGCAAGTGATCAACTACAATCCATTTACAATCTAGACCTATGATCATGTAGCGTAGCTTGCTAAAGATGTCTTCTAGGTTGTTGACTCCGTGGTGTGCATGAATCCAGACACGCCCATCGTTATCACCCATAAAGACTTTCTTATAGAAGCCATCCATCTGATCATCAGTATACTCACTCTTGACACTATCAAGGTGTAGCTTGGCGTTAGCTTCCACTGCCATGATACCTTCAGCAGTACGACCCCAGTTCTCTTCAAGGGCTACGACACCTACGTTATCTTCCGTGTTGTTGATCAACCAGTGTTCAATCTCACGAGTAACAGAAGACTTGCCTAGACCTGTGCCGCCTGTGAGTGTGACTAACTCTCCTGCTCTCATGCCTTCTAGCTTAGTGTTGAGGCCATTCCACGGATAAGGTATGGCTGTTTTCTTTTCTGTCCGTAGCTTTTGATAGGCTTCAAACTGTTCGGAAAGGTTCAACACACCTGCGGGTGTATAGACTTTAGAATCCCAGAAAGCACTGACGTATGCCGCGTGTCTACCTTGGCGCAACATATCGTTGGCATCTTTGTAGTCCACAGGCAGTGTCATTATCTTAGCTTTCTTAGGTGTCAAAAGTTTTGCTACTTCTTGAGCCGCTTCCTTGCCGTGCTTGTCGTTATCAAAGTTGATGATGACAGAATCGAATGACTCAAGGTACTCAAGGCTGTGCTTAACATCTGACACGCCTCCCTTAGCTCCTGACTTTATAGATACGACAGGCCACTTGCTACCAAGTAACTCGTAAGCGGCCATCGCATCACACTCGCCTTCTACTAATGTTATAAACTTACCACCTGCTTTAAACAGATTCTCTCCGAACACGCCAACGTCTTTCTGACTACCTTCCCAGAAAAAGTCCTTGTTCTGTTTGCGTATCTTAGTTCCGGCTAACTCGTGTCCGTTGTAGTAAGGGTAGTAGTGCTGATCAATCTTGCCGTCAGCAGTTTTAGTTGACTTGACCCCATACTTCTTAGCTGTATCTATGCTAATCTTGCGGTCAGTTAATTCATTGAAGGTAGCTGTTGAATTGTTATCCATCCTGCTGTTCCTTTGATACACTTCAAAGTCCGTTATGGTATCAGTCTGTTGCACTTCCGCTGTGCTGTAGTTTGGTAAATGAGTGGCGCAACTGAAGCACCACCCTGATCCATTATCATTTACTGAAACTGGGTCACTGCCCCCACAAAGGGGACAGGGTTGTTTATGTTTAACAAAAGGCATTCGCCTTACTCCTCGTTGGTTTCTACTTCCTCTGTAGACAATGCCTCTTCCGTGAGGTGGTTTGATTTAAGATCAGCCATCAGTGCAACTGTCGCGGCTTGCATTAATCCCGCAGTCATTGTAGCTTCTCTAAGTTTTCTATCTGCTTCTACTAGGTGGTTCAGAACTGCCCTACCCTCGTCGGAGAGTAGGTCTGATTCATATTCCACACCGTCAACTGTTACTATCGCCATTACAATTCATCCTCCATTGTTGCTTCTTCTGCTGTAATGCCTAGCTCCGCGCCATCGGGCAAGCCGAACTCTACTAGCTCAAGCACCTGCATAGCTTGGAAGTCTAGACCTTTGAATGTACCGTACTTGTTAGTAGCTTCCCACTCGTTGTACTGTACCTTAACTAAAGAACCATTGCCCACCTGAGCATCCAAAGGGTTCTTGTGTTTGTCAACTAGCTTGGGCGCTTGTCGTATCATGCCTCCCTTACCTTCGACCTTACGCTTAATCAAAATAGATGGGCCTTCTTCCATCTGCTTGATGTTATACCCACGCGCCTCAAAATCTGCCGCTGTAGCCTCGTCAACAACTAGGTTGACTGTGTATGCGGGTTCATATTTGGTGTTGGGTGTTGTCACTGCCGCCCAATATGCTGAGCCTTCTACTATAGCCATCTTACTTTCCTCTTGTGGTGGTTAAAAATTAGAATGTGGAGTGTACCACATTTGTCAGGTGTTGTAAACATTTTAATCAAATGAATTTACCGCTGAAACAACAGCGATAACAACAAATATTAGGGCCAGTATCAACCCTTTAACTTCATCGGGGTCACGCGGATTAAAGCTCATCTTCTTTCCTCCTCATTAGCGTGTCGTACTCAGTGCTGTCAATGATAAACTGTATGACGGTCTGCTCTCTAACATTATACATAGCACACGCCCTACTCAGCGGTATCTTACCATCGACTACATCTGTCGCGGCTCTAGCTATTGAAATTGCGGCAGGGCTAGGGCTACCTGATATACTCTCTGCAAACATTACTTCTTCTCCTCGTCTATCATAAGCTCTGAAATGTATAGCAACTTAACTGCAACCGCAAGTGTCACTGACCCTACAAACAATAATATTATATCGTATATCATACTCCACCTCTCAGTAATAAAACAAAACAAAATGCACATACATATACTATTGAACAGATCACCATGAATCTTATAACTCTTACACCTGCCACAGGTGCAGGGTACTGCTCAATAACCTTAGTCCTTATCACGTTCAGTAGCGACAGGGCTATCTCGCTTAGGACGTTTGTCATTCTTTTTAGCATCTTCTAACTCCTTAAATTTAGTTTTAAATATAGCATCAAAGTTAGAACTATACTTCTCCGCATTTACTTTGCGTTGTCTATCTCCTTTGCCTCCATGTGTTGCGTTACTCATGCAACCTGCTCCTCTTCTGGAACGCTCAGTGACCACGAACCTATTGTGCATACTTCCCCAAACCTGTTTAGAACTTTTAACTTCTTGGATATGATGTTGTGTCCATCCTTTCTAAGTTCAAAAATCCTCGCGGAGATGCGCGTAATACCTAGCTCATTGTAAGCGTTGAATGTAGTGATACTGTCACCAGTTTTTAAATAAGTTAATACTCTGTCTTTCTGTGCCATCTTAGTTCTCCTGTAAAAATACTTGTCCGAAAGTTATAACACAGAACGGTAGGCTTATCACCATACCCTCAAACTGTGCAACGTCATAGTGTTCTGTTTCGTTTAAGACAACCCACACTGGGCGGCTGTCTGTGAACTCTAGGTCTAAACCCACGCCATTACGCAGGTTAATACTCAAGTTGTATTTTCCGAAAGCTTTAGTCATGTTATGCCGCCTTCATTAAAAATGAATTAGATCGTACAGCTTTACGTACAGTCTGCTGTCTGTCGTGTTGTATAGCTACTAAGTTTTTCTCACTTGATTTTCTAACAGCACCAAAGTGTGTTGACCAATCAGTCATAGCATTGTACACAGCCCAGTAGTTAGAGCCAAGTCTTTTATTATATATACTGGAGTATACATTCCACATATAGTTTAGGTTTTCGTTACGTCTTGGAAGGCTAGACAGCACAGTGGCAGGGTCTAATAAAGTAAAGCCTGTTTCTAACTTAACGTCTAGTGCATCTGCAAAGAACTTTAAAGCTTCCATGTCTCTGACTTGTTGACCCTGCCAATCCTGCCACAGATCACGCTGATTGTGAAACAAGTCAAGGGACTTAGTTATAATCCTACCGCCCTGCTCAATGTCGAGTGACCGTGTGTGCTTAGCTTTAAACACTGACACCTCACCGCCGACGAACACCTGTAGATTTGTACACGCCTGTTGGATTGCGGCGGCACTGATCATGAACGGCCAAGTACCATCAAAGGACGATAGAGATAACAGGCTAAGACTAGCCTCGTCACCGTCACTAGTTCTATACGTATGCTCTGGCAACCGATACTGTACAAAGGTTCTAGCACCGTTGTGTGAGGTTCTAATAATCTCCTCCATCCCATTGATGGACAGGTCAGAACGCTCAATGATATTCCTAGTAACATCTATCATATGCTTGGGTGCTACAGGTTTGTAACTATGACCATGAATACCTAACTCTTCGCCGTTGTCAGTCCTATAGATAACAGATTTAGAGCTTGGTATATCGCATCGCTCTTCAGTAGCATAAGTTAAAGGCGCGACAGCTATGTCAAAATCTGCTGAGCCATAGCCTCTATTCTTTATAGCTTGTAGTGCCGTATTGTTTTTAAACATTGGTTGTATAATTGCATTCATTTTCTTTTTCCTTATAACAGTTATAATTTATTTAATATTAACACCCATTGATATGAGAGTCAACAATTTATTTTACAAACACGCTTCACTTAAACTATTATTCATGATAAAATCTATCTTTAAAGTTTAAAAGACTTCTTATCTTTTTCTTTTCTTCAATAAGAAAAACAAGAACAATAGCTTTATAACTCTACATAGACTATTTAGTTACTAGCTCCGCAGAAACCACAGCGGTTTCAACCACCATGATCTCTGACATCTTATAGTTCTTACGTATAGCAGGGTTGTTACCGTACTCCATAGCCTGTTCAGGTGTCTCAGCCGGAATAGTTATATAGTAACCATTCAACTCAGACATAAGAACCTTGTAGTTTTGAATCGGTTTAGATGTATCAATGATACCTTTCATCTCTTGTGTTCCTTATAGTTAGGGTCAATTGTTGTTAGTTTCTGTCGCAACCAGTGCATTGAAAGAATCTCACACTTGCCTTCCAAGTTACCAGTAGGCCGCGAGTACTTCACAGCTATGAAGTTATCGTCAACCTCTACGTGTCTGTAACGTGCCATTCGATTGCATAGAGTTTTAAAGCGTGGCTCAGTCAACTCAGAGTATTCCTTCAGGCTATAGTACTTACCTGTCTCTAAGTTAGGATGACTGCCCACGAATTTATATGTAGCACCTTTCATATCTTATCTCTCCACTGTTATTTTAAAGTCTGTTGCGTCTAGCTCAGCCTTGACTGCATCCATGACCTTGGTTTCTAGTGCATCATCTATCATAACTTCGATTACATATGAATCCGGCAGGTCTAAATCAGACATTGCAGACTCAACCTTATCCTCAACATCACAACTATCAATCTTTTCCTCCATGCTACATTCAAGATCGTCGAGTCTACTATCAACATCATCTAGCCTCATGCTTAACTCTGTAACCGTTGACTCTTCGCCACCAGACTCAGGGCTAGGGCTGTCTAGATAGAACTGTAGTCTGCGTTCAAGGTCTGCTACTTGCTCATGCAGTGCATTTAGTTTCAGCTCATTAGCATCAAACTGAGCTTCATGCTCTGCCACTCGACTAGCTTTCCATACTCTATCATCAATCCATTCTTCTATTGCGGTTATTAAAGTCTTCATATTATTTAACTCCTACGATTAGATTATTTTTCATTGTGACTTCAGCAAAGAACTCTCTACCAAGCCCTGTAATGTGAGGTCTATTAGCACCAA